ACATCTGTACTATTTTCCGGAACAGGCCAAACTTTTATAGCGGGTGTAATAGTTTTATCAATAAAAAATTGAGATGGTCTAGCTTGAGTTGTTTTGTTTGGTATGTTTAAGTATTCGCTTCTACTTAATCTATCCATTGATATGTCTGTTTGAGTTCCGTTTACAGTTCTTCTGCAAACAACGTCTAATACATCAATAACATTTGTATTTAAAGAATAACTTGCAGTTCCTTGCGTTACAGTTTGAGTTGCTTGTTCTATAGTCCATTGATTTAAACCACGGTTAGCCCATTCAGCCAACATTAGATTGATAGATCTACGAGCTGTTTTTAAATCGTAACCAGTCCTAAGTTCAAGCCCGCATCTTTCAAATGCTTCTTCTACAAACTCAGCTACGTTTGGTTCAAAATCTGTACTACTGGATGTTGTCATTTTTAACTGTATTGACCTCTTCTTCTATTACAGTTGCCTGATATAACCTCTCCTCCTATATCATAGCCCTTATATTCTCCGCCTTTTTTCATTTTTTTAATAGGCCCACCATAAGCTTTTTTATTTTTCTTTCCCAAAGCTTTAAAATCTGCTCCGGTAAGTTTATCTCTTGGCTCTGCTATTTTTGCTATTTTTTTTTGTTTTTCTGAATAAGGTCCTGGCATTTTTTTCTCCTAATAAAATTTTGTTAATTTTCTTCTGTTATTCATTACTTTACCACATCCTTTGGCTATTCTTGCTTCTACAACATCGCCAGATGCTTTTTTTATTCTACCATCTTTCCAGCTAATACGCTTAGGTCCTTTTTTCTTTTTTGCAGCAGACGTACATTGAGCCATCGTTGGCCTACAAGCTGGATATCCTTTACGCTTTTCGCCTTTTTGACGACCACAAGGTTTGCCGGTTTTACAATCAACCCAGCCTTTACCATCGTTTCTATCAAACCATTTTTTTAAACTATCACTAGCCACGTTTTCTTGCCTTTATTTTTGCTGATTTGCTTAAGTCGCCAAAATGAAATAGGGGCTTACTGTTTTTAGTATGAGTTTTATTGGTATGAAGCTTTCCATTTGGCATTTTATGGTAATTTCCATTCCAGGTAGTTCCATCTTTTAAATAGTGTTTTACGCCTTTTGCCATTATCCTAATTTAGTTTGTTTACGTTTACCTTTAAGCAAGTTACTAAAGCCTCTAGGAGTTACAAAAGTTGCTACGCCACCACCTGAAAGTTTCTGTCTTGATTTATTTCCCCAGTTTTTTGCTCCTACCTTTCTGCATTTAACTAAAGCGCCACTTGCATATGCAGATGGCCAAACTTTATATCTGGCTTTTACTTTTTTATAACAAGCGTCTTTTTTTGTTTTGTTTTCAGCCATTACTTTCTTTTTGATTTAGCTCCAACGCATTTCCATCTTTTTCTTGATAAATTGTTTGGAGTATTAGGATCGTTTTGTTTTTTCTTAGGCAACCTTTTCTTTATACCAAGACTTCTAGCGCAATATGAATCACCTTTAGATGTTCCTGGCTTAACTCTTGGACCGCCACCCTTGGCTTTCCCTGCTTGACCGTAACTAACTTTTTTACCAGAAGCGGTTACTTTAACTTTTGCTTTACCTTTTCTAGGTTTTACTGGTCTGCCTACATTTCTTCTTGTTGCCATAATTACTCAGGATAAGGTCTATTTTGTATTAATAATAAATCCAAAGCAGCAGAAACGGTAACTGTTCCTCCTGCCGAGTCTGCTTGAGCTCTAATTTCTAAATCTGTTTTTTCAGTAAATTTTAAAGGATAAGGATACATAATAGTACTATACCCCTCACTTGATAAGACTCTGTCTTTTACATTAAAGACACCACCATAGGGTCTAGCAACTAAACTTAAAATTGCGAACTTACCTGCCGAAGAAGATGCCGATACATCTTTTTGAGTAACATAGCCAGTATATCCTCTAGGTATAGTATAGGTCATCATTAAGGTTTGATTATCGCCTATACCTACTGTAGCGTATTTGTTGGTAGGCACTCCACCTGAAGGTGTTGCTTCTGTTCCTACATATAAAACACCAGCGTTAGCACCGCCAGTACCAGCAGTATTTACTACAATTCTATTAACTCTAAACCAAGTGCTGCCATTTAATTCAACACCTGTTTGACCATTTAAACTTACGGTTTCTACTTTTTCATCAAAATTATTGTCTAGCCCACTAACGGTTACAGTTCTTGCACCAGTACCCGCTACTGTATCATCAGTAGAAGAGCTAGATATATAAAGAACTGAAGCTGAACTTAAATATGAATATAAACCACCTTGAGCCCATACGGTTGCTAAATTGGTACCTATAGCAGAATTAAAGCCAAACTTGTGTACGCTTTCGTGAAAACCAATTTGTCCTCTTGCTACTTGTAGTTCAAAAGGCTCAGAAGTACCAACCCTTGAAATTGATGATACTTCCTGAGCCATAACTTACGAATGAAAGACAGTTACTCTATCTATATTGCTTAATACAACGTGAATACCGTCTTGAAACAAAACACCAGAATCTGGAATATTTAAAGTTTCGGTATCGTTTGCGTTGCAGGGAGCAATTAATAAGGTAGAGCCTGTAACAGAACCGTCTCTAAAAGTAACAGTACCGTCAGAAGTTCCACCAGCAATAATATAACCTCTTAACCTTGATCTACCGTTTTGCAATACTGCACCGCCAGTAGCAGCTGAGGTTGTTGTTGCTGTCTTTACATCTGAGCCTACAATTCTACCTGCCATAATTATCTCCTGTTATTAAGCGTCAGCAAATGGAGTTACTATAGTTCCAGAACCGATTAATAATGAGTTATGAACTAAGTATGTTGCTGAATCAATAGCTGTTACTTGAACAACACTACCAGCTATACCACCTGTAGTTGTACCGTTTAAAGTCATAACATCGTTAGTTGCTCCTGGAACAAAAGCTTTCTCAGCGCCATCATCTACAGCTATAAATGCAGCACCTTTAAATTTGTCAGTACCATCAGTTTTAATATCAAGATCAGTAGCTGCTGTTTCTATATAAAAATAGAAAGAAGCTCCAATATTGTTTAACTGATTTGGATCTGTTGGATCGCTTGGAGTTGTAGTAACAATTGAAGGCAAAGTAAATTTACCGTCTGCATCATTACATAACAATATTTTTCCTGCGTGTGCATCTACAGTTAAAGTTGTATCTGCGGTTAAAGAAACAGAGTTATTAACCCCTGCTGAAATAAATCCTGCCAAAGATTTGACTGGACCTGAAAAAGTTGATTTAGCCATTATTTTCTCCTAACTAAATATGTTGCGCCATCTTGGAGTAAGTCTGCCGAGTCAGTTGGTGCAACG